ATACGATATGATTGATCCAAAGTATTAACGTGATCTACTTCCTCCTTAAGTGCGATAAAAGTATCAACGTCAGCACCAGCCCATTTAAATATAGCTTGATCATCGTCCCCAGCAATGTAGGTTTTGTTTGCTTTCGCCCAAAGAGCCCGGACCATTCGCCACTGCAAAGGTGAGAGGTCCTGTGCCTCGTCAATAAATAATACGTCGAAAGATGGTGATACATCTTGTCTAATAAATTTTTCCAACATGTCATCGTAATCAACAAGTCCTTTCTCTTGTTTATATTTCTTAAGTTCTTGATCTAAAAGATATAATAAATCTCTCTCCACGTCTACATATCTATTGTGTTCATTCTTATCATACTGCTCCAATACAGGTATTTCTTTAACTCTTGCTTTGTTTATGATACGCAGATACTCGTTATCAGAATTAAATATACCATCTGATTCATTGTGAGACGCAACCTTTATAGGTATGCCACACTTCAAACCAAACTCTCTGTAGTCTTCACGTTTCATCACACGTTCTTTTTTAAGACCAAGCATTTTAAAAGCTAGAGAGTGTAGTGTTCTGAAATAAGGTATCTCGTCTTTGTCTATCATAAATTTTTCTTCTGCTCTGCTGATAGCTTCATATGCAGCTCTGCGGGTAAAAGAAAAGTAACCTATCTTTTTAATATCGGTGCCTGCACGTAAAAACTCTTCTACTAAATTTAATAGTGTTGTGGTTTTGCCTGTACCTGGTGGCCCTAAGATAATAGTTTTCACTAGAAAGGTGTCTCCTCATATTTTATGGGACTGATAGAAGGCGTTATTTTTTTCATGGCTTTTATCTTGACTAGGTGTGGCTGTTGATCTTTAACTTTTAATCTTGTTTCTTTTTCAAAAATATCATCTAAACTTTTAAGTAAGTTTCCTGTTTTAATTCTGTCCATCTCCCAGTTATTTCTTTTACAAAATGCATAAAAGTCATCCATTCTAAAATAAGTATGATCTTCATCAGTCCAAGCTAACTTGCTCAAAATATCATCTCTAGTTCTTGCTTGTGGTCTATTGACTGTAAACTCATGTAATAAATTTATTAGATGTTCTTTTGGATCAAGAGATTTTAATGGCTCTATTTCTTGCATACCTAATAGTAAAGGTTTCAAGTATACCTCGCGCCAATCTTTTGGTTTAGGTATGGGCACTACCACAGCAGCTTTGTCCATAACCTCCAAAGAAAATAAATTAGGGTTGTGTAATTGTTCTTTTGTTAAATCAACTCTCTTGCCATCAACATCTAAAAAATACTGTGATGGATCAGAACATATTTTTGACAAAGTTCCTAGTTCTGGCATTTGTTCTTCTTCAAAACCTACACCAAACTTTTTGGTTCTACATTTTGCAGCATTGCACACACTGCATATAGGTTGCTCTTTGCATCTGTATTTATCATAACCACGTTTACCAATTGACTTTATAACATTTTGCACCTCTGCAGATTTTAAAGGAGGACTCATGTATTTATGATTATCGTCTTCTAGTGAATCTTGCCAATTATCCGGGTTGGCCTTTTGTCTGTATATGGCTAAATTAAATAATGCATTATTCCTGGAGCCTTCACCAAAACCTTCTTCGGCTAATCTATTAAGACAAGGTGGACCATCTTTAAATATTTCTACAACCTCTGCTTTCTTTATAATAATCTTTTCTATCTGCTCTCGCGTCTGTGCCCAGTCATCATATATAGAATAGAATGATTCTAAACTAGCCGCTTCACCACCAGCTTTGAAAGTGTAACGCAATCCTCTTGTGCCACCGTGATATGGTAGATTTAAGAAGTTACCGGTGTCACCACGTTCAACTAAAATTTCAGTTTGTTTCGGAAAGATTTCACTACCTGCATAACCCAAAGCTTCTGCCATTGCTTTGAGTTTGGACTGCATCAGTGATGCAGGAATAAACTCTTTAGCAAATAAAAACAAATGTGCTCCACCAGATTTTGACCTAAAAGTCACCAATGGAAAGCCCATACCTTTTATATTACGCATGATAGTTAAATGATCTAAGTTGTATATATCAACATCAATACAACCCCACTTACACATATTGCTTTCGTTAATAGGTATAACACCAAGAGCTGGTTCTTTACCTTCAATGTGATCTAACCACAATTGATTTGTAACTTTTTCTCTTTTAATTAATGCTTTGGCAACGGCTTTACCCTTTTCGGTAACCTCACCAGTTAATTTCATTATGCCGTAGGCACTGTTATTGCCTTCAAATATTTCTTGAAACTTCATTTCTTTGCTTTAGGCCTCCCTACTGGATTGCCTGTGCTTGGCTTTTGCCACTTAGGTTTACAAATATCGCTACAGTATATTTTACCTTTTTGCCATTTAGTTATTTCAAATGTCTCTAAACAAGTTGGACAAATCTTTTTCATTTATTTTATTTTCCTTTCTATTATAGTTACGGAGCCCCATAGAGGGGGGATCTAGGGGCTCCACCATGATTAAAATGGTACGTTGTCTTTTGACTTAGTCTCACCTTCACCATGTTTTACTTGAACTTGGTTATTACCAACGCTCGAAGCAAACTGTTTTGCAGCCTCGTACATATTCTTATCTTGTACGGGACCAATCTTTTCAATGGCCCAACCAAACCAAGTGCCCTTGTCGTTTGATTGTTGCACTGTACTCAGTTTATACACGTGACTGTAAGCAGCCGGTGTGAACATACCATTCTTACCTTGAAGTTTGATACTATTCATCATTGAGTTCCATGATCGACTTACTTTTAATTGTGTCGATTTCATGGTAATCAATGCTTGTTGCATATCCGGCAACATTACAAAATAAGAAGCTGTGTTCTCTAAATAGTTACCATTTGGTAATCTATCTTTATAGTCAGCTCCTCTTGTAGCATCTTTTATGATACCACTTTCTACAGAATGCATAGCTACGGGAGCACTTGTGCCCTCGCCTCTATCACTCCACTCAACGTATTCACGCTTATAACCGCATGGTATTACGTTGACTCCCTCTACACCATCATATGCCTGCTTAGTCACGGTATTAAATATCATACCTGCCTTAGCACCTTCTACATACTTGGCATCCCTTTCGTTAACCTCAGGGCTTAGCTGTCCTAGTACACGTAGAAAAGGCATGGCAAAATCGCCTTGCCCCATCTCCTCCATACCACCAGCTTGGTCTTGTTCAAACATGCCCGCTAGAGCAATGTCTGACTTTTCTCTTTTCGCTACTTGATTCATGGTTCTTTTCTCCTTTTTCATGATTCGTTATTTCCGGCCTATTTTGGTTTGATCCTTCACAAACGTGTGAAAGAATTCCGAGGGCATATCGAGGCCGGCCTCGATACGCTCCCGGTAGAGTGCTTTCAGAGTCATGGGCTCGACCTTCTGCTTCTGTGAAGGCTCATAGCCTTCTCGCACTGCAAGGCCTAGCAATTGCTCTGCCTTGTTATCCTCGCCCTTCCCGAACTGTACGGCAACCTCATTCTTAATGATGTCACCCAGTCCGTTATTACGAAGCCATTCAAAAGCTGATTCCAATTCATCTTTTTTAATTGTGCAGTTGTAAGATTTTTTAATATCTACAGAACTGCCATCAGCTAATTTCAAAGACGCCAATCCCTGCTCTGCGAGTAGGTTTGGTATAATCTCTGAACCAATCTTGTCTGCTTTTTCTTTTTTAAATTTAATTTGTTTTTCTAATGCTACTATCTCATCTTCATAAGCTTGTAGTTCTTGACAGAAACCAGCTAGTGTTTGTATGTCAGTCTTTTCTATAAGTTGTTGTTGATCTTCTTCAAAGTCAATATTATTTATCTCAGTCATTTGCGCTCCTATTTAAATTAAATGATAATGGGTAGTATCTTCTTTCTTGTCTGTCCCACTTAAGTAGATTGAACATGCCTGTGTACTCAGCTACAATTGCAGTTGATAGTCCTATGATTGCAGGATCACCCGTACAAAGAATAAAATCTGTATCTTTAAAATCACGTAAATTTTTTCTCATCTTGTGTATAAAAGGTGCCGGACTAAACATCATTTGTGAATTTTCTGGTAAACAAATTACCAGGTATCCAAAGTCAGATGCTGATAGAATATTTATGTTCTGTGGTGGATGTTGTAAAACATACACAAAATTTTCTTCCGGGTTCTCTTTTACAAACTCTAAAAAATTAGTTAGGCTTTTCGGTTTGTACAGTTCGAATATTTGATTCTTCATTCTTTTCTTTCTCTGGTTCAGCATTAGCTGCATTAAGTTTGTCTGTCAAGTCATCAACTTGTATATTTAAATTAATGATGTCACTGTTGCTTTTTTGAAGCAACTTTAATAGTGATTGTATTATCTTATCTTTATCCATTTTCTTTCTCCTGTTTATGGTTGACATTTAACATAGTGATTATTATATTAATGTCAAGAAAGAAAATATGATAAAACATTATAAGTTTAAAACTAAGCCATACGAGCATCAAATGAAGGCTTTGGAACAATCCTGGGCTTCTGATACCTATGCTTTATTCATGGAAATGGGCACCGGTAAATCCAAGGTCCTCGTTGATAATATAGCTATGCTGTATGACAGAGGCGCGATTCGTGCTGCTTTAATCATAGCACCAAAAGGTGTGTATAAAAACTGGGATGCCATAGAGTTTCCGGTGCATTTACCTGATCATGTAGAACACACCAAGGTATTGTGGGAAGCAAGCACTACTAAGAAAAAACAAATGGAATTGGATACTTTGTTTGACGGTAAAGAGAATCTTAAGATATTGATAATGAACGTAGAAGCTTTTTCTACAAAGAAAGGACTGGACTTTGCACATTCTTTCCTTAACATATTCCTTGGCAGAGCTTTGATAGGGGTTGATGAATCTACCACGATCAAGAATCCGACAGCAAAGCGAACAAAAAATATTTTAACACTAGGGAATCTTGCTAAGTACCGTAGAATATTGACAGGCTCTCCCGTTACCAAGTCACCGCTTGACTTATTTAGTCAATGTAAGTTTCTTGATCCTTATCATTTAGGTTATGACTCATACTACGCATATCGTTCTAGGTATGCACACATGTTAGAAAGAAATTTCGGTGGTCGCCGCGTGCAAATTGTTGGTAGCTATCGCAGGTTGGGTGAACTCACAACAAAATTAGAAAAGTTTTCGTATCGTGTATTGAAAGAAGACTGTTTAGATTTACCAGAAAAAGTTTTTACAAAAAGATTAGTAGAGTTAACCGACGAACAGAAAAAAATATACGATCAAATGAAACAAATGGCTCTTGCTATTCTTGATGATGGCAAAATGATGTCAACAATGAATGTAATGACACAGCTGATGCGATTGCATCAAGTAACTTGTGGTCACTTCAAAGCCGATGATGGTACAATCACACACCTCAAAAGCAATAGACTTGACTCACTGATGCAACTTCTTGAAGAAACTGAGGGCAAGGTAATTATTTGGGCAAACTATGTCGAAGACATCAAAAATATAGTTGCTGCGTTAAAAAAAGCTTACGGAGAGGCCTCTACAGTCGAATATCACGGTGGGGTGGATGCCAAGGTCCGCCAGGAACAAATTGCTCTGTTTCAGCAAGAAAAGGGCCCTGCACGCTATTTCGTCGGAAATGCACAGACTGGAGGGTATGGAATTACTTTGACAGCAGCAAACACTGTAGTTTACTATTCTAACAATTATGATTTAGAAAAAAGATTACAATCAGAAGATCGAGCACA